ATATATATATATATATATATATATATATATATATATATATATATATTAGATATATATACCACTTAGGACAGGAGAATCCTGATGGAGCATCCCAGGACAGTGTTAGAACTAAGCAAATTGTTAGAAATACCTGTTGAAGACTTACTTATTCCTTGTAATTTTTGTGGAGCCTTTTTAGATTATTTTGAGCTTTGTGACTTTGAGGCTAAAGTGTTAACATTGATTTGGAAAGGTGATTTAGTGTTTGGCTGTTGTCACCGCTGCTGTACGGCTACAGCACAGTTTGAATTCAATACGTTTTATGAACAAACTGTAGTAGGACGTGAAATAGAAGCAGTGGAACACAAAAGTATTTTTGACATTTGTGTGAGGTGCAGACACTGTTTGCGCTGTTTAGACATATTTGACAAATTAGATATTTGCGGAAGACAACAGCATTTCTATAAAGTCAGGAGCGCTTGGAAAGGTCTTTGTAGATTGTGTAAATAGGATGAAAGGAAATCAGGTCACCCTTCAAGACGTTGTCTTGGAGCTGGAACCCTTGCCTGTTGACCTGTATTGTGAAGAGGAGTTACCAACCGAACTGGAAGCAGAGGAGGAGCCTGTCAAACCTTACAAAGTTGTTGCACCTTGCGGCTGCTGTGGGTCCAGACTTCGCCTTTGCGTTCTTGCTACGCTTGATGGAATACATTCATTAGAAAATCTTCTGCTTGAAGGTCTTCATCTATTGTGCCCTCCGTGCCGTCACCGCATTCAGCATGGCGAGCAATAAAGGTACTAACGATGCTAAAGAAGGGTGCAGTGATTGGTTTATTTTGGAGGCTGACTGTAGTGATATAGAAAATGATTTTGAAATACTATTTAATCGTGATACCGATTCCGATGTATCAAATTTAATTGATGATGATGGGGACTTGGAACAGGGGAATTCCCGGGAACTATTTCAGCAGCAGGAGAGTGAGGACAGCGAGGAGCAGTTGCAAAAACTAAAACGAAAGTATTTAAGTCCTAAAGCTGTTGCACAGCTCAGTCCGCGCCTTGAATCAATTAGAATCTCTCCTCAGCAAAAAAGTAAAAGAAGGCTTTTTGTTGAGCAGGACAGCGGGTTTGAGCTGACTTTGACTAATGAAGCTGAAGATAATTCTTCTGAAAAAGTGGAGGTACCAACAAATGACAGTTTATCTCCAGCACAGACTGGAAACATGCACTTTAAAGAACTGTTACGTTGTAATAATATTAGAGCCACATTGCTGGCTAAGTTCAAACTCGCGTTTGAAGTTGGATTTCATGATCTAACCAGACAATTTAAAAGTCATAAAACGTGTTGTAATGATTGGGTAGTTACTGTGTATGGGGTAAACGATGATTTGTTTGAAAGTGCCAAACAATTATTGCAACAGCATTGTGGCTATGTGTGGGCTTTAAGATCTAGTGCAATGTCATTGTTCTTATTGTGTTTTAACGCGGGTAAGAATCGCTGTACTGTAATGAAGTTATTAACATCAATATTATGTGTACGTGAGGAACAAATCTTAGCTGAGCCTCCAAAACTTAGAAGTGCTGTAGCTGCATTATTTTGGTATCAAGGAAGTAGTATAAATGGGGCTTATTCACATGGATCTTTTCCATCTTGGATTATACAGCAAACTATGATAGGACATCAAACTGCTGATGCGACAACTTTTGATTTGTCTAAAATGGTGCAGTGGGCGTTTGACAATCATTATTTAGATGAAGGTGATATTGCATATAATTATGCTAGGTTAGCCCCAGAAGATTTGAATGCTGTAGCTTGGCTTGCACATAATAGCCAAGCTCGCTTTGTCAGAGAATGTGCTGCAATGGTCAGATTTTATAAAAGAGGACAAATGAGAGATATGAGTATTTCGGAATGGATACATTGTAGAATAAATGAGGTAGAAGGTGTAGGGCATTGGTCTAGTATAGTAAAATTCCTACGATATCAAGAAGTGAATTTTATAATGTTTTTAGCAGCTCTAAAAAAGTTTTTGCACTCAGTGCCAAAGCATAATTGTATATTAATATATGGACCTCCCAATACAGGGAAATCTGCGTTCTGTATGTCTTTAATAAGGGTGCTGCAGGGTAAGGTAATTTCATTTGTTAATTCCAGGAGTCAATTCTGGTTACAGCCATTATCTGAAGCTAAAATAGCTTTGTTAGATGATGCTACAGATCCATGCTGGATATATATTGATCAATTCTTACGTAATGGACTGGATGGTCATCCAGTATCTCTGGATTGTAAGCATAAAGCTCCTATACAAATGAAATTTCCTCCATTATTAATTACTTCTAATATCTGTATACATGAGGAAGTACAATATAAATATTTACACAGTAGAGTTACAGCATTTAAATTTCCTAATAAATTTCCATTGAAAAATGATAATACCCCTCAATTTGAGCTTACTGACCAAAGCTGGAAATCTTTCTTTGAAAGGCTTTGGACACAATTAGATCTGAGTGATCAAGAAGACGAGGGTGAAAATGGAGACACTCAACGAGCGTTTCACTGCTCTGCAAGATCAACTAATGAACATATATGAAGCAGCTAAAAACACACTTGAAGCACAGATTGAGCATTGGCAGCTTTTGAGAAAAGAAGCAGTATTGTTATTTGTTGCCAGACAAAAAGGCATATTAAGAGTGGGGTATCAGCCAGTACCACCACAAGCTGTGTCAGAAGCTAAAGCCAAAGATGCTATCATGATGGTATTACAATTACAATCCTTACAAAACTCACAATATGCAAATGAACCTTGGACATTAGTGGACACTAGTTTGGAAACATATAGGAATGCACCAGAAAATACTTTTAAAAAAGGACCTCAAAATGTGGAAGTAATGTATGATAATGACCCAACAAATACCAATTTATACACAATGTGGAGGCATGTATATTATGTGGACTCAGAGGACAAATGGCAAAAAACAGAAAGTGGTGTCAATCAGACTGGAATTTATTTTTTACAAGGCTCATTTAAACATTACTATGTTTTGTTTGCTGATGATGCTCCTAGGTTTAGTACCAAAGGACAATGGGAAGTGATTATTAACAAAGAAACTGTGTTTGCTCCTGTTACTAGCTCCACCCCACCAGAGTCCCCAGGACCCGGGCCGCCTGGACAAGGCTCCGGGACTACCACCACCGACTCCGCGGCCCAAAGACCTACCAGGGCAGCGCCAGACCAACCACAACCAAAGCGACGAAAATACGGACGAAAAGCCTCTAGCCCTACAACCACCCCCACCTCCAGGAAAGCGCGGCAGAACCGACGATCGAGATCCAGGTCCGTCAGACCCCAAGAAAAGCGACAAACCTACAGGTCCCGATCCAGGTCAAACTCCTCGAGGAGGGCAAGGGGGAGCCCAAGGAGGGGACGGGTTAGATCCTTCAGAGAGGCCACCACAAGAACAAAAGCCCTTAGGAGAAGGACAAGTAGAAGGCCATCCTCCTCCTCGTCCACCAACTCCTCCTGTGAACGGGAAAGAGCGCGGCCCACAACAAGGTCCAGAACACGATCCAAAACAAGGTCCAGAACAAGGTCCAGGACCAGAACAAGGTCCAGAACAAGGTCCAGAACAAGGTCCAGAACAAGGTCCAGAACAAGGTCTGATGTCCAATGTGGCGTCCTACCTAGTGACGTGGGAGCAACAGTTCAAACAGTTAGTGGACGACATAAGGGAAGACTTGGAAGATTATTGGCAGAAGCTAATGATCCCCCAGTCATATTAGTTAAGGGCGATTCAAATTGCCTGAAATGCTTCCGCAATCGCTCTAAAGTAAAGCTTAAACATCTGTTTAAGTCAATGAGTACCACTTGGTCCTGGGTTGCAAATGATGGCTGTGAGCGTCTAGGCAGGTCCAGAATGCTCATTAGTTTTTCATCATATGAGCAAAGGCACAGGTTTGACAATACAGTAAGATATCCAAAGAATGTTGAAAGGACATTTGGTAGTCTTGATAGTTTATAATCATAGGTTGCACTAACGCTGCTTTGCTGCTAACACCTAACATTCCCTGCTTATTACTACTTTTTTATATAACTTTGCTATGGCGCGAGCACGAAGGGTTAAGCGAGACTCTGTAACACACATCTATCAGACCTGCAAACAAGCAGGTACCTGCCCACCTGATGTTCTTAATAAAGTGGAGCAAACTACTGTTGCTGATAACATTTTGAAATATGGCAGTACTGCAGTATTTTTTGGTGGATTGGGAATCAGCACAGGCCGAGGAACCGGAGGCACTACAGGATATATGCCTTTAGGTGAAGGTCCTGGTATACGTGTGGGAAACACACCAACAGTAATCAGGCCTTCAGTTATTCCTGAAACAATTGGTCCTGCAGATATCATTCCTATTGATACTTTAAATCCCATCGAGCCTAGTGCACCTTCTGTGGTGCCCTTAACAGAATCTACATCTGCAGATTTGTTACCTGGTGAAATAGAAACCATTGCTGAAATACATCCACTTCCTGAAGGCCCTAGTGTTGATTCTCCAATAACAACAACAAGTAGGGGGTCTAGTGCTGTGTTAGAGGTTGCTCCAGAACCCACCCCTCCCAGTCGTGTACGTGTCTCTCGCAGCCAATATCATAACCCTTCATTTCAAATTATTACAGAATCCACACCTACCCAAGGTGAAAGTTCTTTATCAGATCATGTCTTGGTAACATCAGGGTCAGGAGGCCAAATGATAGGTGGCTCCTCAACAGAATACATAGAGTTACAAGAGCTACCCAGCAGATATTCATTTGAAATTGAGGAGCCAACTCCTCCTAGACAAAGCAGTACTCCAGTACGTGCACGTACTAGTACTGGTCGACGTGTTAGAGGCGGCTCCTTAACGAATCGCCGCCTTTTGCAGCAGGTACAAGTGGACAATCCTTTATTTTTGTCACAGCCATCTAAATTAGTAAGATTTGCTTTCGATAACCCTGTGTTTGAAGAAGAAGTAACAAATATTTTCGAACAGGATGTTAGTAATTTTGAAGAACCACCTGATAGAGACTTTTTAGATATAGGGAAATTAGGTAGGCCTCAATATTCAGAAACACCTGCAGGATATGTACGTGTTAGTAGGGTAGGACAACGTAGAACTATTCGCACACGTTCTGGTACACAAATAGGTTCTAAAGTACATTTTTATAGGGATTTAAGCACTATAGATACAGAAGCCCCCATAGAAATGCAATTGTTAGGCCAACATTCAGGGGATGCTACTATAGTTCAGGCTCCTGCAGCAGAGAGTACATTTGTTAATGTAGATGTATCAGAAAATCCTCTTAGTGAAACTCTAGATGCCTTTTCTGATGACCTATTACTTGATGAAGCTGTGGAAGATTTTTCAGGATCTCAATTAGTTATTGGAAATAGAAGGTCCACCACTACTTATACTGTCCCGCGGTTCGAATCCCCAAGGAATGCCACTTATTATATACAAGACACTCAAGGTTATTATGTTTCATATCCTGAATCAAGAGATGATATGGAGATTATTTACCCCACACCTGAATTACCTGTTGTAGTTATTCACACACATGACACTACAGGAGATTTTTATTTGCATCCCAGTCTTACTATGCGAAAGAGGCGCAAAAGAAAATATTTATGATTTATTACAGATGGCTGTGTGGCAGTCGGCTAGTGGTAAAGTATATTTACCACCATCTACACCTGTTGCCAGGGTTCAAAGCACCGATGAATATGTGGAAAGAACCAATATCTACTATCATGCCAATAGTGATCGATTGCTAACAGTAGGACATCCCTATTTTCATGTCTGGAATAATGAAGGGACCAAATTAGAAGTTCCTAAGGTATCTGGTAATCAGCACAGAGTTTTCAGATTAAAGCTACCAGATCCAAATAGATTTGCCCTAGCAGATATGTCAGTATATAATCCAGAAAAGGAACGTTTAGTATGGGGCTGTAAAGGAATAGAAATAGGCCGTGGCCAACCATTAGGCATAGGCAGCAGTGGTCACCCTCTGTTTAACAAGGTAAATGATACAGAAAATGGCAACACATATAAAGGGACAACTAAAGATGATAGACAAAACATTTCATTTGATCCTAAACAATTACAGATGTTTATAATTGGCTGTACACCATGTATTGGTGAACATTGGGATAAGGCTCCTGCATGTGTTAATGATATTCAACAAGGTAGTTGCCCACCAATAGAATTAGTTAACACATACATACAGGATGGAGATATGGCTGATATAGGATATGGCAATCTAAATTTTAAAGCTTTACAGCAAAATAGATCAGATGTTAGCTTGGATATTGTAGATGAAATATGCAAATATCCTGACTTTTTACGAATGCAAAATGATGTATATGGCGATGCCTGTTTTTTTTATGCTCGACGGGAGCAATGTTATGCCAGGCACTTTTTTGTGCGTGGTGGCAAACCTGGTGATGATATACCTGGTGCCCAAATTGATGCAGGGTCACATAAAAATGAATATTACATACAGGCAGCTTCAGACCAATCACAAAATAGTTTGGGGAATTCTATGTATTTCCCAACTATCAGTGGCTCATTAGTTTCAAGTGATGCTCAATTATTTAATAGGCCCTTCTGGCTACAACGAGCACAGGGTCATAATAATGGCATCTTATGGGGTAATCAATTGTTTGTCACTGTATTAGACAACACAAGAAATACTAACTTTAGTATAGCAGTTTATAATGATTCTGGTGAAATTAAAGACATTGCTTCTTATGATTCCACTAAATTTCGAGAGTTTCAAAGACATGTGGAAGAATATGAGATTTCTTTAATTTTACAGTTATGCAAAATTCCTTTAAAATCAGAGGTATTAGCTCAAATTAATGCTATGAATCCTACAATACTTGAGGATTGGCAATTAGGTTTTGTGCCAACTCCTGATAATCCAATACAGGATGCTTACAGATATTTGGATTCTTTGGCTACACGGTGCCCAGATAAAACTCCAGTTAAAGAAAAAGAGGATCCATATGGGAAATATGTATTTTGGAATGTAGATTTATCAGAAAGATTGTCCTTAGATTTGGATCAATATTCTTTAGGACGCAAATTCTTGTTTCAGGCTGGATTGCAACAAACGTCTGTAAATGGTTCTGTAAAGCGGGCTGTCTCAAGGGGTACAAAAAGGAAAAGAAAATAAAGTGTACCGAAACCGGTACAGGAACAGTATTTTAGGAATGTTTGGTTATTCATGAGTGACTAACTTGAACTTATACCCACACGCCAAGTTAAACCGCGCCCGGTATTGTTTTAGTGCCAAACCTGGCACACAGTGCCATAAGCGGTCGGAACACGTCTGGATAAGATCTTTCACATTCTGGCGCCAAAATCTTTGGCGGTACATCAAGACCGATAACGGTAAGTTTATTTGGGGATTGTACCAGGTGCGGTACCAGGTGTTATTACTCACAGCAATAGTTGGCAACAACAATTACTAACAAGTACTTACCTGAACGCTTTCGTAGCATATATATATATATATATAT